ACTGCGGTCATTCGGACTGTGATTTTCTGCATGCTTGTGGTAGTGATCCCGCCGATATATCGCCGTCTATTGAGGGCGTGTGATCGCATTGATGAGCGCATTGCCCGCAGGCGCGGCGAGTGGGACCCCATAGCGGGAAAGCGCATTCCCTACTGGGACCGCGAACCCAGGCCGCGCAGTAAGTAAGGCTTGCGCGGCCTTCTGACCCATTGCGGTATAAGGAAGCGCGCCCACACCCATTGCAGCAGCCAGCGGAGCCGTATAGCCGGGAACAAAAGCCTGACCAAGTGCGGCAGGCCCCATCAGCGCAAGCAGAGCGCGCCCAGGCGTACCGGAATCAGGATATTTCGAACCAAGCACAGACTGGCCGGCGCTGGAGAAATCCTGCATCAGCGCATTACCGGTCGCCGTCGCACCCTTCCCGGCTGACTTGTCTGCACCGCGAACTGCATTATTCAGTTGCGCTGCGGTGAAAACACCTTCGTTATTCATAGCGCCTTGCGATCCGGCCGCTGCGCGCAGGCGCACGAAGTTGGCATAGGCCGCATTGGCTTTCGCGAGGTCTTGTACAGCGTCAGACGCGTTATTGCGCGGCAATGACTGCTCGACAAGATTCTTTACCTCGCCGATCGCCTGCCCGAGCTGCTGGTTATCGAAAGACGGATCGCCTGTCAGACCACGCGAGATACGGCCAAGCTCGCTTTGAACACCCTTGAGCGTAGCGCCGTCCATTTCGCCCTGTGGCGACAACTTGCCGAGAATCTGGTTCTTCACCACATTCATAAACTGGCCTTGCTGTGCAGGCGGCAGGTTTTGCGCCATCCCAGCGAGATTGCCGAGGTCAGACTGAAACTGCGGATCAGCCTTGAACGTCAGCTTCGAAAGCGCATCGTCGTATGCGTTGCTGATCGTCTTTTGAACCGCAGCGACGCCTTCATTGCCGATCGGCCCCTCATACGTCTGCCCAAGCGGCTTCAATACCTCGTTGTAGGTCGCTTTGTTGAAGCCCTGCACGGCGCGCTGCTGACCGTTTTTGATCATGTCACCGACGAAAGGGACACTTGTCAGCTTCGCTTCTGTGCGAGCAGCAGCGCCGCCGAGAATCTGGCCTGGCGTGAGCGGCACGCCGGCATCAAGGAGCTTCTGCTGTGCCGCGCCGACTGTCGGAGAAACGGCAGCACCGATTGTGCGCATCAGCGGGTTAGCAACACCGCCGACAATCGCTCCTGTGCCGGCCTGCTGAAGCTTCTGAGCCGCATATCCCTTGGAGGCGTCCGTGACCGGCTCTATCAGGCTGTTGGCTGCCCCCGAGAGCGCACCAGCTCCGATACCACCCAGCATGCCACCGCCAGTGGGCATCGCTGCGGCAAGTGGAATTGCGCCGATCGCATTGCCGACACCGCGGCCAATATCAATACCCGTTCCGCCGTTCGCCGCGCGCTGTGCTGCATACTGCGCGTCTTGAGACTGGATAGTCTGGTCGATCTGCGGAACCGCTGCGTTCAGGTCTTTCGTGAACTGGGCATCAGGCGCGATCTTGTTCGCCAACCACGCGCCACCATGCGCGAGCGACTGAACGCCGCCTTTTATCGCGTCGCCAATGCCCATCGTGACAGAGCCGGGAGCCTGCCACGGTTGACCGCTTATCGTCGGCTGCGTTGCCGGTTGAACGGGCTGCGATACCTTCGGCGCATCCTTCGCCGACAGCACGCTATTTGCCATCGCGAGCAGCGGGTCATCAGCGGCTTGCGCAGGTTGCGCTGATGCCGTAGCAGTGGAGGGCGTCGCTGAAGCCGATGACGAGCCTGCCATGACGCCGTGCGCCATATCAAGCAAGGGATCGCCAGTCGAAGCCGGCGGCGCAGCGGGGGCTGCGGCTTGCGGTTTTGCTTGCGGCATATTGATCTGTTGTCCAGTAGCCGAGATTACGGGTGCACCCATCTGCTGCGGGCTGAGTTCAGACGCGTTCGCAGATCCCGATATAGCCGATGCAATCGCGTCCCCGAACTTCCTCACCATTCCGACCGCGCCGGCCAGCTTGTTCGCATAGCCTGAATCTTCCGCATAGCCGCCAGCCTTCAGCGCCTTGCCGTATGCGGACGCATCAGAGCCCGCGCCAACGGCGCCTTTGTAGTTGCTGCTGATCAGGTTCGCGAAATCGTTGCCGAAGGCTTGAGGGCTTGCATACGCTCGGTACTGATCGTTCGATCCGGTCTGATTGTCCGTCGCCGCAACACCTGGCCCCTTGATATTGCCAAGGTTATTCGTGCCGGGAATGACCGACTTTCCCCAGCCCGTTTCCAAACCCCATTGACCGAGCAGCACGTCAGGCGCGACGCCGATCCGCTGCCCGACCGACGCCGCGACCGGTGCATATTGCTGGATGAACCCCTGAATATTCGGCATCAGAACGCCCCGAGCGCCTTCATGGCCTGATAATCCTTCGTCCACTGCTGCAACTTGCCCTCCTGCTTGAGCTTGAGCATCGCGGCCTGCTGCGCGGCTGGATCGCCGAGCGAGCGCACATAGGACACATCAGGATTAAACGACTGGTTCCATTTCGTCTCGAACTGCGGCAGTGCGCTCGTGTTGTTGCCGTTCTGCGCCAGGAAGTTGGTCGTCGCCTGCTGGCGGTCGAGAACGGCCTGTTGCAGACCTTTCACGTGCTGGATCGATTCGAGCAGCGCGGGCGCGTTCATGTGCGCCGGATCGGGCTGGCCGGCCTTCGCTGCAGCCAGGCGGGAATCGCTGCCCGAAAGGCCTAGTGACGATGCGGCCTGATCGGCGGCGCTGTTCAGGTAATTGACGAGCAACTGATTGTTCTTGACCGCATCCGAGCCGGCCTGAATGCCGAACGTGTTGAGCAGCGCGGGAACGTTGAGCGCTGCATTCGCGCCCTTGCCAGCGATCGTGCTTTGGAGTGCCTGCGCGGCAAGGTCATACGTCTGCATGAGCGGCTTCGCCTGACTGGCCGCCTGTTGCAGGTTGCCGTAACGCGTTGCTGCGTCGCCAGCGATCTTGTCGGCCCCAAGTGGAGGCGCTGCGGAGAATCCGCCACCGGGTAGCTGGCCAGGAATACCGCCGGCCGCACCACCTTGTCCTGAAGGCGCAGGGGCGCCGCCCTGAGCACCTGCAAATTGCCCCTTCGTAATCATTGTTGGCTGGCCGTTTGCATTGACTGTAACCGGACTTGCAGCGTCAGAAGGCGATAGCCCGTTCTGCACCGTGTAGCCGACCGTGCCGACACCGCCGCTCACCGCGAGCGGGTTCTGGTTGACCGCGACAGTCGCCGGCCCGGTGTTGATCTGCGCATATTGCGGCAGCATCGCGTGCAACTGGGTCTCACCCGAGAGCGCCGACATATAGTGCTGCGACACCCACTGGCGAAGCTGCTGCGGGTCCTGCGGCATCGACTGGATTTCAGCCTGATAGACCTGCGGCGTGATCGCGCCGGCCTGCAATTGCGTCGTGGCGAAGTTCTGCACGTCCTGCGGCGATAGATCCTGTTTCGTCAGCAAGCTACCAAGCCCCTGACGGAGACCGGATTGGGCCTTGATAGACTGATCGAGCGCGCCCGTCTGCAACGTCTGTTGCTGTTGCTTCTGGGTGTTGATGCCCTGAATGACAGTCGGCAGGTTATAGGCCGCATCCGGGTTCTGCGACAGGATGCCGACGAGCTTGTTATTGTCCACCTGGCCGGTCGTCGGATCGGTGGCTTGCTGGTAGGCGGCCGACGTAGCGCGGTTCGCGGCAAGCTGTTGCTGTTGCGCCTGACCACTTGCATTCAGTGCGCGGAACTGCGCAATGGACAAAGCCTCCTGCAACGGATTGGCGGGCTTCGGAGCATTGGCGTTCAATGCGATGCTGGGATCGAGTGGCATGTATGTTCCTTAGACCGTGAAACCGTAGCCATTGCTACCAGCCGCCATTGACGCGCTCGACGGTGCCGCGGCTCCTGCATTGTTCGAGAGCAGTGCGTAACTCGTAGCGCCATTCGTGATGCCATTGAGGCCGTTAGACAGTGCATTAGCTGCCCCAATAGTTCCGGCCGCCGATGCATTTGCGCCGTTCGTCAGCGTGTTGCCGATATTGCCGACCGCTGCGGCCCCCAGAGAGCCATTTGTCGCTGCCGCGTTCTGCCCGCTGCCAACGATGCTTGACAGCCGGTTCACGTTGTTCGCCGCGCTGCTGTAGTTCGTATTGAACGTCTGGAGCGCGCGATTGAACACATCGTTGTAGGTCGAATCGGCAAGTCCGGTTGTGTAGCTGGCAGCGCCCTTCAAAGCTGCACCTGATACCCCAAGCCCGCGCGCAGCGGCACTGTTCTGGACCGACTTCAGCCCCTGATTGAGCGTGAACTGGTAGCCTGGCGTCGCCTGCGCCTCTGCTGCGGTAGGCGCGCTGAATTGCTGCGTCAGCATTGGATTGGCAAGCGCATTCTTGAGAGGATTTATATAGCTCGCGCCCAGATCCATGTACGGCTTCAGGTTCTGCTGCGTCTGTTGCCATTGATCATTCTGAAGATCGGCTGAATACTTGGCAGCGTCGGCTTGCGTGTTTGCTGCACTTCTCGATGCGCTGGAACTCATCGCGCCCGACGCCACGCCCCCGACGACTGCTGCGCCGGCTACTGCTGCTGCGACCATGATTAACCCTCCCCGAGCCAACGTTCGTATGTGGTCTCGACAGGCGAAAAGCCGAGGAACTTGAATAGCGCCGAGGCATCGTGAGCAACCTTGCTGCCGACAGCCCAGCGACGCACACCGCGGCGCACCAGTTCTTTTTCAACGAACCGGAACATGCGAATGCCTGTCATGCCAGTGCGGCGGTCAGGTTTCACGAAGAAAATATCTGGTGAACAGGTGAGACACGACCGGTAATGCAGACCCGGTGCGATAAAGCAAACGAAGTAGGCGACGATTTCGCCCTTGTCACGACCGATGACCATCAGCAGAGAGCCGTCTGCCTCGCGAGCGCGGTAAGCCTCAACGACCGGATCGAGCGGCACGCCATGGTCCTTATGCGTCGAGATTTCGCCGTAGTGCGCGCACAGAAGTGGTAGCAACTCGTCATAGACACTTGAAAACGGCTCGATAGTGAAAGTAATCATCGCGAGGTCCGAATGTCCACGACCATGGAAACGCGCTCGTCTGAGCTGTTGTTGACGACTTCATGAATCTGGCTGTTGTCGAACCAGAAGCATTCGCCAGTCAGCATGTTGATCTGCTCGTCGCCGGCCTTCAGGACCGCGCCAGGAAGGCCATGCAACACGATATGGAACCGCGTGTAGTAGCGCGTCTGCTCTGGCGTATCTGCGTGCGCGAAGATGCGGCCGCCTGGGCAAACCTTATTGATCATCACCCGTCCAAGTCTTTCACCGCCGACGCGCGCCATCAGGTTCATCACCAGCGGACGCGCTTCGTGCAGCACCTTGTACGCCGGATAGTCGATCGCCTCGTACTGGTCATAACCGGCCAACTGGTTCTGCTTGTACAGTTCGATCTGTTCTTCGGTGAGGCCTTCCACCTTCTCAGGGAAGCGGAGCATGATCGTTTCTGTTTCGCCAAATGGACCCTGCGGATAGTGACGAAGAAACGTGTCCTCTTTCCAGAGATCGGGCCGGCGACGGATTGCCAGCATGAGCGGATTGACATCGACACCAGTTGCGAGGAAGTGGAAGTTTTTCATTTAGCTCGGCAGATATTCGACGCCGCTGATATTCAGCGTGCAGGCGAGGCCATCAGCGAAAAGCTGCGTACCAGGCTCAAGTTTGTGATTGATTACTTCCGGGACAGCGATAGTCGATCCGGCCCCCACCGCCTTACTGGCAATCTTCGTCGGGTTGCCGGCCGATCCTCCTGTCGGCACCTTGTAAATGTTGACGGTGACGACGGTACCAGTTGGATTGCATACGCTTGCCGCGTGGACCGCGCCATACGTAGAAGCGGGCGATGTGTAATACGAAACAGCGCTTCCAGTGAGCGTCTGCCCCGCTACCATTTCGCGATATTTCGTGCTCATTCTTTAGCCTCGCGCGTAGACTTTCGATGTGCCGACAGGGATAGCCGACGTGAAGGTGATCGTGTTGCCTGCAACGCTGTACTGGTCCGTCGCCTGAAACGTGCCGTCAAAATGCACCATGACCGCGGCGGCCGACGTATAAACCTTCGAGAGCGTGAGGGTTGTAGTGGCGCCGGGTGTGAAATTCGTACCTGCGGTGAAAATGTCTTCGACCGGATCAGTGAAGAAAAAAGGAACGGAAACGGAATCTGGCGCAAGCAGATCGATAATCGGTGGGATCGCGACCGAGGCCGGCGCATCCTGTGCGGACGGAAACAACGGATAAGGCGCCTGCGCGTCGATCAATGGCGAATAGTCAACGGGAGTGGTTGATGGAGGCGTACCGCTGCCGCCAGTGCGCTGAAACATCGCCAACAGGAATGCCCACCAAACCTGACTGATGCGCCCTGACTGATCGAGAAATGGCACGCCAGGATTGGGGATATTGCTGTTCGTTGCTTCGCTCACGTGCGCGCCCTCGATACATCAACGAATGCGCCATTTAGCGCAGTCTTGACAGGCGCAGACCATGACAGTTCGAAAACGCGATCACGTGCGTAGCCGAGGCGCTGGTACTGAATTGAGGTGAGGTATTCCCCGACCTTTCCGAGGCTTGCAACTACCCAGTTACCCCAGCTTCGGCCGCGGTCATCGCTCCACCTCAATCGTATTTCAGGATCTGCAGAATCATTGGGCAGCCCGTTGCCAACTTCCATGTCGGCGATGAACTGACGGAACAGAACACGATTTCCATCGGCGCCAAGAATATGCGGGAAAGCTCGTATGTACTCGATGGTCACGCCATTGTCTGTATAGGCGTTCTGATCAAGCATGTAGACCGCACCAGTCTGCCAGTCACCGACCAGATTTCTGCCGCCGTTGAACGAATGGCAATTCATGCGATGACGTGAGAGCGTGCCATCCGCCTCCAGATAAGCACGCTGATGCCATTGGCCCGTCACCACATCAAAGCACCACGTCGCGTTAGCGGTCGGGAAGGTCAGCACATAGAACGCGTGCCCCCCCTGCTGATAGGAAAACCCGATCGCGTCATCGATTCTCGGATAGCCCGACAGAACCTGCTCGATGCAATGTGTTGAGATCCGCTCGGCCATATAGTTTCGACCAGCGAAGACGACAGCTTGCCCTTGCAAATCCTTTCCGAGCCAGAACAGTGCAAGATCGATCTTGGCGACCGAATGCTTCGCTGCACAACCATGCTCGATGAAGACACCCGGCATGCGGCCGAAGGTAAAATCTGTGGCGCCCGTGTTGTACCAGACCTCGGTAGTCAACTCGCCAAACAGCCACACCTCACGGTGCATGACCGCCAGCGTTACGAGGTTGTCCGAGTAGGTCGATTTGGATGCGATATCGAGAGGATCAAATCCGATACTATCGAAAAGTGAAATGTAGAACTGCGGCGTACCCGGACGGTTGAACAGAAAATATCCATCCACCAGATCGACCTTATCTGCCCCGTAAAACGCCGCATCGGTAACAATCGACATGACGTTCGTAGTGATATCCACCGTGAATCCGGTAGGCGTCCCGTCCACGATAAACATGTCAGTCCCGTTATCAACCATCGAAACGGGCCCGGAATATGACGACAGGTGACCGATTAGCGAATACACATTCGTGGCGCTGACCGAATAGACGGCAGAACTGACCACTTCATACCTGTTCCCATTGCTGGCCGTATAAATCCCGCGCGATTCACCCACATCAGGCGGCGTCGAGACAAGCGTCAGGCCCGGCGTCGGGTAGTACGTGAACGGGCACGGCGCGTCCTGTGGGTTCTGCTCAGCGTACAGATTGACGCTGCGCTGCGCTTCGGCAATTACGCTGCGCGTCTGATAGGCGCCAGTTGTGAGCGGGACTCTCATTGCTCCAGGTCACCGTAGATGTTATAGCGCGACTTCGAAACGATCCCGCGCGGCATCGTGAGTTGTGGAATCTGCACGTTCATCCGCTTCACAACGCGCTTTGCGTTCATCGCAAGTCTCACCAGTGAAGGCGAAGGCTCAAGCTGATATGACGGGCACAGGTAGATACCGAGGTTGTAGCGGATCGCAGCCATGTAAGGCGGCGGCAGGTTGACGACAGTCGCAGCCGTCGCGAACTGCGGCAATACGTCCATCGTCACGATGTGCAGCTCGTAGCTGCTGTTCGGCACCGGATAGAGGAACAGGCTACCTAGCGGATAAGCAGAGTCATAGAATGCCCATTCCGGGAACGACGACAGCGACTTGACGCTGATTCGCGCATAGTCCTCGCGCGCGTCGATCATGCTGATCCGATAGTCAACCGCATTACCGGCGCCGCTGCTTGTGAGCCGCGCATAAGCAGCATTGATCTTGATCGGGCGCGTGATATTGAAGTCACCACCGATCCCGACCGTGTACGACTGCGCGCCGGTCGATTGCTTGGCCGTGTCGATCAGGTGATAGACGCTCAGACGCTCCGCTGACCACTGCCCGAGCATCATGTTCAGCGTTGCAAGCGCATCGGCTGTATCTTCGGCGGAAATAGCCTGACCGATGCCGAGCGCACCGATGTCCTTGAGCGCAAGCGTGATCAGGTCAGTGGCGGTTGTCACGCTGCCTCCAGCGCCGCGCGGATCTTGTCAGCGGACCAGCGCTTGTCAATCTTCACGCCTTTCTCATCGGCGATCTGGATCAGCATGGCGCGCTCATCGCTCTGTTCGGGCTCAAGCGCAGCTTCTTCCTCTGCGCTGTTGACGACCACGCCGTTGACCATCTTCGGATATTCGAGAAATGCATCCGAATCGACATAGACTTTTGGCGGCACGTGATTCGCGTCGGACCAGCCTTCGCCCAGCGCGTCCAGTTCTTCCTGACTGTGGACGATGCGCGACTGCTCGCCCTGCTTATGCGTCCACATCGGAAACTTTTCGTATGGCATGAACCACTCCAGAAGGATGCAGGGGCCACATGTCGATCCGAACATGACGGCCCCTTGGTCAATCAGCCGGCGATACGGCAGGCGAGTTCCTGGTAAATCGGACGCCAGCCATACAGCACGTCGATACGGCACGGGAACGTGTCGGTACCGATCGCGTACTGACGCACGATCCGCATGGAGATGCCCTTGTGATTGCGGCGGCCGGCGAAGTCCACGCCTTCCGGCATTTGCAGGTCAGCAGTTGCGAGCGTGAAGGCGTTCTTGTGGTACGCCATATTCACGGTGTACTGCGTGCTCGCAGCCACGTCCCAGGTGATCGCAGCAGCGTTTGCCGGGCCAGCCGATACCGTCTGATACTGCTGGTTCGACGCAGCCGTGTTGATCGACGGGAAGATCGTCAGCGCGGCATTGCCCGAGCCGTCAGCGGTCGCCGCGGCGGTCACGGTGAACTGACGCAGGACGCGCGTCGATTGACGCGATTGCGGGTTCACTGCGAACACGCCTGCGATCGTGAACGTGTCGCCTGCTGCAACCGTGCCACCAGCACCGAGCCCCGTCACGTTGAGCGTCGTGCCCGTCTGACCCGCACCCGAAACGGTGCCGTTAGTGCGCGTGCCGGTCGTTGCCTGGCGGATGTTCTGGTCCATGCCGATGTCGAAACCGAGCGCCGGAACGAAGATGCCGCTTTCGTACTGGTCGCTGATCGGGCGCGGTGCGTTGAAGAGACCCGCGGCAGCCTTGACCATCGAGCCGTTCGCAGCCGGGTCCCACACGACAGTACGCTGACCGTCGCGCGGCGTGGCTTCCTGATCCAGGCGCGTGCCGGCGGCCAGCAGCGTTGCGATGTCGTTCGGCGTGGTGCCTGCGGTGCCGACCTGGTTGGCAACCGACGTGTACAGGCCGAGGCCGTCGAAGTCGATCTTGTTGGCGATGGTCGCCATTGCCGGCTTGAGGTAACGGTCCGCGAAGTCGTCGATGTTCAACGTCAGTTCCTGCGACGAGAACGTGAAGTCCACGTGGAACTGCGTGTCGAGCGTGACCGGCACGACGGTTTCCACCACGTTCTCAACTGCCAGGTTCGGGCCGGTCGTACCGACGAAACGGACCGGCTTGCGCACGTTCACGGTCGAGCCGATCTTTGCGCCCTTGACGGCGAATTCGTCGCTGTATTCCTTGTTCACCCGGCCCGAGAAGGCCAGGTTGTTTTCAAGGATCATCAGCGACTTATCGAGAATCTTGCTGGTATTAAGAAGAGTGTTTGCCATTTTTCAGCCTCATTTGGAGCCGTGTTTCTTCCACCACGCGATCTGCTCAGCCGTCGTCGCAAACTCAGGCGGCTCAACGGGCGCAGACCGGCCGCCGATCGGGTTGATCGGTGGAGGGGCGTTAGAAACGGGTGGGGTTTTCGCTTTACCGACCGTCGATTCGAGACGGGCCAGTTCAAGCGCCATGCGCAACGGAGGAAGGGACAGCAGGCGTTCAGCGACTTCAGGGTTCTGGCCCAGGTGATGCAACACCTTGTGGCCGGCATCCATCGCAGTGACGGCTTCGAGAAACTCAGGTGATGCGCCGCCGAGCATCTGGAAAGTGCGCAACGACGAATCCCACTCGTTGCCGAACTCGCCCTTGCCGGCGTCGAACACCTTGTTGCATGCTTCGTCGAACCGTTCCTGCTGAATGAGGCGCTTCGCTTCGGCCCGGATTTCGTCGGCGGTCATCTGCTTCGGTTGCTGGGCTTCGGCCGGTTGCTGGTACTGCCGCAACTGGGCTTCGAGCGCTTCACGCTGCCGCTTTTCCTCGTGTTTCTCCCGCGTGAGCTGGTCGATGCGCCGTTGAACCCAATCGTTTTTGGGCTTTTCCTGCTGCGGTTGCTCGACGTGCTCTGCGGATTGCCCGGCGCCCGGTTCCGTGCTGACTTCTGATGCGGGCTGTTGCGCCTGTTCCGTGGAGGCCGTAGGCGTGACGTTCTCTACTTCGGTTGAAGCGTTCTCTTCGGTTTGCATGGACGTATCCAAGGATTGAGCCCCGGAAGCCGCCGGGTACGGATAAACAAAAAGGCCCGCTCCATTTCTGGAAACGGGCCTTCGGGAAAGCTGTGTTGCTGTGTCTTAGCGCTGACCGCCGATGATGTATTGCTCGCTCGTCGGCACAATCGGGCTGCCAGTCGTATTCACGAACTGGATTGCCAGCGTGTTCGCCGCGGAGACGCGCACATTGCCGATCGATAGACCGACCTGATGCGATGCCTTGTTGACGTCGATCGAGTCACCGACCGCGAGGCCCGGAACCGTGAAGGTTTGTTCGGCGCTCGTGTTGGCGGCCACCGATGCGGGCGTCAGCGTCTGCGTGATGCGGTACAAACCGAGGATCGGCGTCGTGCTGCCGAGATCTTGGAGAATTCCTGTGTAACCGGCCATTTAGACCCCCTGTTGAGGTTGAGCGGGCAAAGAAAAACCCGCACTCGGCGGGTTGGATTGAGGTTGATTCTGCTGAGGCCCATCGGGCGGAGAGGAAGGATTCCCCTCTGGCGCGCCGGTCTGCATCATGTCCATCACCACACCCGTCGCCACGTGTGCGACAAGATGCGGATCGAGAGGCTGGCCGAGCGCCTGCAAGCGCTTCGTTTCAGCGTCGTATGCCTTGATGTTCGTGTCCTGCTGCTCGCGGCCGGCGCGTGCGTTCTGAAGCTCAGCAGTCAGGTGCTCGATCATCTGGCCCATCTGCTGCATCTTCTGCGTGGCGTCCTGCATTTCAGGCGTCGGACCTTCGCCAAGAATCTGCGGCGGAATCGTGCGGTGCAGGCGCTCTGCAACCTCATCGGCCATCGGGAAGTCCGCGGCCTTGAACAGCAGATCGCCAGCCACCTTCATCAGGTCCTGATCCTGCGACATGATCTGCGTCAGCGCGTGGAATGCTTCCTGCCGGCGCGTCTCATAGTTCGGGCCCACCTCAACGGTAACGTCGTAACGACCGATACCAGGGTTGTAGATCAGTTGCGCAGCCTGTTCCGGCGTCATGTCAGTAGCAGGTTGAGCAGGCGCTCCATCAGGCGTGCCAACTGCGTGCGGCTGCTTCGGGTTCAACTGCGCGAAGTCCTCACTGCCATCCTCGCCCACAATCCGCACCACGCGCTGCGTGTCGTAAATCTTCGGGATCAGGTCGACCATGATCCGGCCGGTGTAGCGAATGGCGCGCGCAACGTTGTCGATGAAGTGATACGTCGCCTTGTCGCCCTGACGCTGACGCGCGGCGATCGCAACGCCAGCATCCGCATTCGACGGCGCGCCGAACTGCTCCTGATACTGACCCGATGTCATCATCAGTTCCTGCTGGGCCGTCTGCATGGCTTGCAGGTACGCAGAAGCGCCTACAGGAGGCTGCTCGCGCTGAGGGCGCTCTATCTGCGAACCGTCCTCGCGTAGGCTGTTATAGGGAAGATAAGCCTTGTTATCCTTGTTTGCGTTCGCCCACTCGTCCTCATAGCCTTCAATGGCTTCAGCCGGCGCGACATACGGCGTCTTCGTCTGCAACGCGATGTATTCGACGTTCGCCGAGGTCATGTAGTTGTACATGCGCTGGCCGTCTTTCATGTTGCGCGTATGGCCCTTGCGCTCAACCTTGCCGTTGATCGTGATTTCTTCACCAACCACGCGAACGATCGGCAGATAGCGGCCCGGCCATTCCTTGCGGTCGATGATCTTGTCGCCAGCGATCTTGCACCACTTGAAATGCGGCTCGGTGATCTCGCGCTTCTTCACGCTGTCATCGTCGAGCAATGCCTTGCGCTCGCTCTCATCCACTTCTGACAGCTTCATCGGCCCCTTTTCAGGGTGATTGACGAGCATGTCTTTCTTCTCGGCGCGATAGAAGTACTCACACACGCGCACATGATCTTTCTCAAGCCACGGATCACCGGTCGCATTCATTGGGAACGTGACGCTCGCCGGGTCCGACTCCGGGTACATCGCCTCGTATTCCTCTTTCGGAACGTCCTCGAACACGAAACCGTACTTTGCATCAGCGCCATCGGCCGACTGGATATCCGGGTCGATATAGACGCTCAGCGGATCTTTCACGCGCCGGATGAAGATTTCCTGCTCGAACGAGCCGTCGTGAGCATAGTCCGTGATGACGCGCCAATAGCCCAAGCCGGCCTGTACAGCGAACTCGGTAGCCGTGTCGTAGGCGATCTCAGCGTGCGAGTTGTACTCGACGTGCCGCATGATGCCGTCGAGAATCTTGGCGATCTGCACGTCTGCCTTACCGTCGATCGGCAGCGTCTTGATGCTCGGCTTGTTCTGCTTCGCGTCGTTGATGATCTGCAAATTGTGCTGGCGCACCTTATTGATCGTCAGGCAGGGCCGCGCGTCGCCGTCACGCGACTGGCG